CTATTGAAGCTGGCAGTAATGTTACGCCAGTAACTAATCGTACATGGGGTACATTTTTAAATACTTTTGGTATAGCAGGCGTAACAGATACATTAAATATAACTAAATCAGTATATTTTCCTTATAGCGGATACTATTCAATAGAAGCTAGTGCAGATGATGAAGGCGAAGTTTATATTGGTGGTATTAAAATATTGAATATGCCTTCAGGTGGTGATGGTTTTACTAAAACAGTAACTTCTACTCAATACTATGATCAAGGAACACATACTGTTAATTTACGCGGTACTAATAGTGGCGGGGGTGCTAGAGGTGCTGGAGTACAAATAACTTATGTTAAATCAGGTATTAATTCGTTAGCTACAACACATACTGAGATTATATTTGGTACTAATGGATTCTTTGAAAAACGTAAAGACGCTTTTGGATTTTGTCAAAAGTTTATGAATTTACCTAAAAAGAGATATAGTATAAGGTGTAGAAGAACTAATGATGATCAAGCTGAATCAGTTGCCGATTATCATAAATATTCTAAAGTAGTGTTATTTACAGCAGCTTGTTTTGATAATACTAAACCTACAGTAAATCCACCAAATTGTTATTTAGCTAAAACAGCTATTAGAGTTCAGAGCACTAATAAAGCAAATGGAAGTGTTGACGGTGTCAATGCTATGGTACAATCTATAGCATGGGACTGGGATAAAGCTACACAAAAATGGATTACTAGACCAACTAATAATCCTGCTAGTTTATTTGCTTATGTATTAATGCATCCAGGAAATGCCTATAGAATAACAAATGAAGAAGTTGAAAGTAAAATTGATCTTGATTCATTAAAAGAATGGCATGAATTTTGCGAAGGATCCAACCCCTCAGGAAAATCACTAGCATATAATAATATTATTACTGGTAGTATGAGTGTTATGGATGTACTACGCGATATTTGTGCAACAGGCATGGCTAGTCCATTATTTATTAACGGTAAATGGTCTATTGTTATAGACAAACCTAGAACATATACTGCACAGCATTTTACAAACTATAATAGTTGGGGTTTTGAATCTACTAAAGCATTACCAAGACTACCGCACGCTTTTAGAGTTACAATTCCTGATGAATCAATAGCGTATCAACCATCAGAGTACATTATATACAACTATGGATATAATGCCAATGGTGGTGGTGGCAAAACAAAAGCCACTTTATTTGAAACACTAAGTTTGCCTGGTGTAACCAATGCAGATCAAGCCAAATTTTTAGCAAAATGGAATTTGGCTCAATTAAAATTAAGACCTGAAGTTTATACTATAAATACTGATTTTGAATATTTAGTATGTACCCGTGGTGATGTAGTTAAAGTAACACACGATGTTCCGCAATGGGGTTTAAGCAGCGGTAGATTAAAAACTGCTACTGCTGGTGCAACAACACTAAGTATATCTGAGCCAGTATATCTAACAGCAGGGAAGCCATATCAAATATTAATCAGAACAAATAATAAATCTAATCCTAATGGTATAACTAAAAATTTAGCTACTATTAGTCAAAGTGGTTGGTTTGATACATTAACTTTATCTACTGCAATTACTGCTGGTGATGGCCTTGACGTAGATAATTTGTATATGTTAGGTGAAGCTACCACTTTAACACAACAATTAGTGGTAATTAGTATAGAACCCACTAGTTCAACAGGAGCTAAATTAACTTTAGTTGATTATGCACCTGCTATTTATACAACTAATTTAGATGAATTATTAACTTTTGATGCTAATATTACTACTTCTAGTTTTCCATTAGTTCAAAATACTATTACTGGTGTTCCTATTATTGGACAAATGACTAGTAGTAGTGCACTAAGTGAACAGATCTCTGGCGGAACATATCAAAATGTTTTAATTGTTAGTTTTTCCAATCCTGCTGAATTAACTAATAGTGCTCAAGTTATTGAAGCACAAGTAGTTTTAGGTGATAGTGACTTTGGATCAACTAGTTTAACTAGTTTATATAAAGTTGATAAGTCAGTTAGTAGTTTAACTATTAATGGTTTAGCAACTGCAACTATTTATAAAATACGAGCCAGGTATACTAATCAAAGTGGTGATATTGTCGGGCCATGGTCTAGTCCTGTTTATTTTACTAACTTAGGTAAAACTGTAAACAGTATTCAGTCGCCAGTACTAACTATGGATATGGATAATACTACAGTAATAGCTTATCCCATAAGTGTTGCAAAACCATCTACATTTAAATACTATGAATATAGAATTTATAAGGATACTGGTACAGAAGATTTCTGGGAACTACCAGTAAATGAGAATACTTATAAAATTCAAGTAATGACAAGCAGTAATGAAGGTAGGTTTGATTTAACAAAACAACCCTTACCTAGAATTTCTACTGCTGGTATTACTTATAGAGTGGCTTGTAGAGTAGTAGATACTACTGGTAATTATAGCACAACAAGTACACTTGGTACAATAGTTGTAACAACTATTCAATAAAGGATAAAGATGTCAGCACAACTAAATCCAGGTATAAAATCATTATTTTTAGTTATACCGACTCCTCACGATCTAATCAGAACTGCTGATATACGTGATGATTTAACTTCTGTTAAAGTTTGGTATAGTACTACCAGTGGCTTTGACCCCAATGCGGGTCAAGGCACACTATTTTCTCAAAGTAGTAGTTTATCTGTTACTATTACTGGTTTAGAAACTAAAAAAGTATATTATGTAAAATATGCATTAATTAGTGCTATTGATCCATTAACCTATACTGTTTCACAAGAGTATACGGCAATGACACTAGATGAAAATACTAGTCTTTACGGATACTTAACTAATGATCCTACAGCATTATCTACAGCCAGTGATGGTACTGGAGGTGATTGGAATGTAACTAAAGGTGTATTCAAACTATATAGTTATAGTGAAGATGTTACAGGCAAACATGACTTTACAAATGGTCCTTTTTATACTGTTGTAGCAGGTTCCGCAATAGGTGGACTAGTAGCTACTATTGATAATACAACTGGCGAATACAGTGCTAGCGCTATGACTGGCAATAGTGGTAGCGTAGTTTTTAGAGCTGTTTACAAAGACATGGTAGTTGTAAAAGTATGGAATGTCTACAAAGGTGTTGCTGGACAAACAGCACCTACTGTTCAACTTACCGCTAATGTAAAAGAGTTTATCTATAAAGACGTTAATCAAAAACGTAGTCAAACAGCAAGTGCTACAGTTACTGCTACTCTTAAAAATTTAACTGGTACTCCGCACTGGGGTACTAGAGCGTATAGTCGTGAAGGTGTAGAACTAGGAGCACAATTTGGTGATCAACAAATTGGTTATACTACTTCACAAGATGGTAAAAGCATTACTATTACTAATGATCAGTTCAGTAATCCACTAGACTATAATGTTGATTTGGGATATGTAGTAGTAACTGCAACTGTTGGTACAGTTTTTGATAGTATATCATTATATAGAATTAATGATGGTTCTAATCAAATTCAAGTTGAATTAAGTAATCAAGCACATACTATTACAGCAGATGAAAATGGTGGTACAGATCCATTAAATTATGCTGGTAGTGGTACTACTATTACGGTTAAAAAAGGTGCACAAACATTAACCACAGACTACACATCGCCTTATGCTGCAGATACTTGGCGTATTGTTACTATTGATTCAGCAGGTATTACTTGTGATACATCAGCAAACGTACAGAATACATATGTAGAATTTGATCAGCATAGTAATATGACTGCTGATGTTGCTTATATTGATTATACTATACGTGTTCAAATTACAGGAAGTAATGAGGGTAATAAATATCAAGACTTTACTGTACGTCAAAGTTTTTCAAAGTCTAAGCAAGGTATACGTGGTAATACAGCAAAAGCAGTTAATTTAACTTATGATAACTTAGGATTTTTAACTAATAATTCAACTAACCCAGCAACAGTTACTCCTTCAGATTATATTACCTTTACAGCTACAGCTAGTAATTATACTGGAGCAGCAACTTATACTTGGTTAGTGGATGGGGTAACACCTACGAGCAGTGTTGGAACAATACAAGGAAATGTATTTAAGCTTAAATTTTTTCCAGTAGGTGAGTCTAGATTAGTAAAAGTAACTGTTAGTGAAGATGCAGTTAGTAGTTATGATAGCCAAAGTGTAGTTAGTATATTAGCAGGTAGTGATGGCTATAGTGCATTAATCGGTAATCAAAATAGAAATATTGTTTGCGATAGTACTGGTGCTCCTGAGCAAGGACAATTTCCTGTTACTACTACATTTTTTGTATATAAAGGTGCAGTCCCATTAAATGGTACAAGTGCTGTTACTTTTGCACCAGTTAGTTATAGTGGTGGTGGTGCTAATACTTATCGTATTAATTCATCAACAGGTGTAATTACTATTGATAGTACTAATATTGATAGTGCGGAGGCTGTATTTAGAGCAACTGCAGG